CATTGAAATTTACAAGTGGTACAAATCTTACAACCGCGGAGGCAGGAGCAATGGAATTTAACGGAACAAATCTTTTATTTTCCCCATCTACAACAAGGCACACGGTTAACCACGGCTTAACAGGTTCGGCAACGCTTGATTTTCTATCAACCAATGCCCAAAATTCAAGAGATATGACAATCTCGGTAACAGGCGCGGCAGATGGTGACGTTGTTTCCTTAGGCGTGCCAAACGCTGCCGTGAATGCAAATACAAGTTATTCAGCATGGGTATCAGCTGCGGGAACGGTGACAGTAAGATTTAATAATTATTCATCGGGAGCGGTTGACCCAGCATCAGGCTCTTTTAAAGTATTCGTAACAAAATAAAAAATACACATGAAAAGGATTTTAATTTTATTGGCTTTTTGCACAAGCATTTTAAATGCTCAATCGCCTATTTTTGATACGGCTTATGTCATTTCAAAGAATAGCAAGTTTTATTTCTTAAATCGCATTGAGTACGACGATGATTCGTACTACGAAAAAGTTACCATCATTGGAGACACGGCTCAATTCTATTTATCAGCTTTGCAGAAATTTGAAAGTACGGCAAATAGCTATGCTAACTTTGTAAATGGTTCGTATTTCTATTCAAAAGAAATAACAGGGGCTTTGCGTGAAAATACTGGCATTACGCAAATTACAGGCAAAAGTCCTATTGATTCTTTAGGCTTGCGCACCTTTGAACATTTAGACGATGAAAACTTTAGATGGGTAATTAACACAGGCAGCGGAGCAATACCAATAACTTGGAATAAAGCAGCTAATGGCTCTTTGCGATACACGGTGCAAGGCTCAACGGCAAAGGTTTTATATGGTTTTGGCAAATCATTGATACGTTTAAATGGATTTCCAACTACGGGAAATTTCTTAGATTTGTATTGGGACGAAGGAAGGAAATTGTATGTTTCACAGGATGGAAAAAGCATTGTTAGGCGTTTAGTTTTGAACCGATGAAAGCAATAATCTATAATCTTTTAAAGGTAGGTTACGACGGTGTTTTGTTTTCCATTTGTTGTGGAGTGCTATTCTCGTTTTTCCTACCCATTAAACATTTTTTGATTTTTACAATTTTTGTTGTTTTTGCGGATACAGTCACGGGAATCCTTGCGGCAAAGAAACGAAAAGAGCCGATAACAAGTAAAGGGCTATATCGCACATCGCAAAAGATACTTACCTATTTTTGTGGTATAATGATTTTTCATGGTGCAAGTATAACTTTTGGGCTGCCTTCGCAAATCGTTTATTCAGTTAGTTTCTTGATAGCATTTACGGAGTTATATAGTATTTCGGAGAACATAAAATCAATTACGGGCGTTAATTTGGCAACAACCATTCTTAAATTCTTTAAAAAATAATAATATGCAGACTAATTTAAAAGAAGCATTAAAAAATGCAGACACAGTAAAGTCACCGCTTGGCGATATAGCTTGTTACTCAATGAACTTTGCGGAGCTTGCAGGAGAGGTGAACATTTTTATGGAAGGTAATAAAGTCAAGTTCACATGGAGAGAGTACATTAAATTGGCTCAAATCATTTGGGATAAAATTAAAGAAACAAGCCGCGAATGTGCAGGAAAAGAGATAGAGGTAAAATTGCCTCCAAAATTATCAATCGTTGGTGCAGCTTTTGCACTCATCGGGTTTAAATTATAGGCGCAGACAGATTCGCTACCTTATGCGGCTTCAGGGAGGTATATTGATTTATGCCTCCCTTTAAAATTGTAAATTATGAAAGCAAATAAATTTTGTGTTTTCCTTGACGCGGGTCACGGAGGCATTGACATTAAAAAGAAATTGCCTTACAATTATACGACGTATCCTTCAAAGTGCTTCCAGCATAATAATGCAAAGTTCCATGGTTACGGTTGGTTCTTTGAAGGCGTGTTCAACAGGGAAGTCGCGGCAAAGATTGAGCAGTATTTGAAAGACTGGGGAATGTCGGTTATCAATGTTTACGACCCCGTTATCGATGTTAGCCTTACAAAGCGCGTAGCAAAGGCAAACATGAACGCCCAAAATTATGAGGCTTCGTTATACCTGAGTATCCACGGCAACGCGGCAACGCCAACGGCAAGGGGCTTTGAAGTGTTCACATCAATCGGACAAACGAAGGCAGATATTTACGCCACGTTCCTTTTTAATGAAGTGAAGGAGGCTTTTCCAAAATGGGTTTACAGAATGGACACAATTGACAACGATCCGGACAAGGAAGCTAATTTCTTTGTGCTGAGCCAAACAAATATGCCAGCCGTCTTGTCTGAAAATGGATTCTTTACAAATTACAAAGATGCTTTAATGATGTTCGACCCAGCCTTCCAAAATACGTTGGCACTTTGTCATGCACGGGCGGTAGTTGATTATGCAAAGACTCAAGGGGTTACGTTTTAAAATGGAAAGGGGCGACGCAAATGTCACCCCCGATTTCACCACTAAAACAAACGTAATCGATTTCTTAATTTATAACTTTGTTAATAATTTTCATACATAAGTCTTTAATGATATCCCCGTCGGCTTCCTTGTAAATCCTGTACGCTATTGTTAGCATTCGCCCCTGATCCATTCTTTCGATTGGTGGTGGAACATCTGGAAGGATTGGGTCAAGATAAAATTTAAGCATGGCAATTTTTGCCTGAGTTCCTTGAGCGAATCGAATTTCTTTAGGATAATTTCTGGTTATCTTTTCAATTTCCTTCCATGTAGCAACGCTAATGCCGTCTATCATTTCACTATTTTTTTTCATTTGTCTTTGTTTTTAACTTTACTTACCACAACTCTTGCAGTGTGATTGTTTTTATAAAGAATTACTCTTTCTACAACTAAATACTCATCACCACTTGTAAATTCTGGTTCATCAAGTAAATCTATCAAATCTCCTATTCTTGGAATGATGCTTAGTTGGATAACAAGTTGTTTTTTATTTTCTAAATTATACAAGTTAATTTGGTTCATTTGTCTTTGTTTTGCTTAGTTCTTCAATTAAAGCGTCTGCAAGTTGTACAGCATACTTTGAATAATCTTCAATCGATTCTGATTCGTAATCTGATAGCAATCCTTGCATTGCCATTGCTGCAAAATATTCACGTTTAGTCAATCCTGCATTAATAATATATCCTTCATCGCTTATTAAAGGGAATGCGGGCCCTTTTGCCTTTGTTCTCATCTTTTCATGTAATTTTTAGCTTGTAAAGCAAGGGTAAAACAGTCGATTTCATCTTGGCTTATTTTTGCTGTTTTAAAATTTGGTTCAAATTTGTAGCCTTCATTTTGAAACACTTTCATAAATATTTCTTTACCCCATTTCTTCCCCTTTTGCTCAGGGCTGATGTTGTAACCCTCGTAACCGTTTTCTTTTATCCATTCATAGGCAATACGGGAAGCGCCTTGATTCATGCCGACGTTGCGAGACATCTTGGAAAGGATCGCGCGGTTAATAGAATTGTGAAAGGTTAAATTTTGAAGGCTGGAATCTTCAACCAGTACAACAGGGCGTTCGTATTGTGCCCACTTTGGAACGTCAAGGATAAAATCCACGAACCTTTTATATTTCGTGAATCTTACCTCTTTGTTTGGAAGGATAAAACACGCTGCCATTCCGTTTAATCTTATCGCTGGGTCAACCCCGATGTATGTTCTCAAAGTGTTATCGTTTGAAACGAAGTTACATAACCGTTGCCTTGTTTTGGCGCATCTTCATTGATTTTTTTTGCAACTGGCTTTCTTTTGCGACGTTTGATTGGTTCTGGCGCGTTAATGCCATAAGCCTCAACCCCTTTGTCAACAAAGTTTATTTCAAGCAAGTAGCCAAAAACAACGATTGTGCCAACAAATAAAAACATGGTTATAAATTCGCCGCCTTCGTACTTTTCCTGTAAGCCGAAGAACACTTCAACCAAAGCCACAACGGTTGCGCCTAATGCTATCTTAGGTGGGTAAGTGCTTCTTCCTTTAGTGGGATTTAAAAAGTCCATAAAAACGACTGCAAAGCGTCCTAATTGTAATATAGAGGCTGCAATGATCGCAAGCCAAAAGTCAATGGGTAAAAAGATGGCGGTTAAATAGGCATTAATACCGTACGTAAGAATGATTGTCAAAAGCATAATTGTTGGAATGTTATCGCTGATGCTTTCAAAAGTCCATCGAAATTGAGTGTTGGTGAAATTCTTTTCCATTTGTTTTTTGTTTTTTAGTGGTTGAAATATTTTTCGTTCGTTTTAATACGTAAATTTAATAATAAATATTTACATAAAAAAATATTTACAAAAATAAATGAAAAATAATTCAAAAAACATTATAATCTTTCTTTAAAGGGAAATTATCCCTTTTGATCTGCCAGTATTCAGCCATCAATGAAGCACGAAACTTGTAATCAGTGTCGGTATGGTAACCAGATTTGTAAACACATTTACAAATACTTTCGTACAACTTGATCCCTTTCAACTTGTAATTTGCCTTCTTGCAAGCCGCGTACCTTCCTGAGTTCAAAACACCAGCCCAAAGCTTCATGCCTTCTTCGGTGGTTTCGGCACTCATAAATTTAGCCCTTATAAACTTGTTTTTACCTCTAATGACTTCACGTGTTTTGTAGGTTACAGTACCATGACCTTTTAAAGCCTTAACCCCTCCAGCGTTGGCGTGCTTGCGCCACAATTCAGTTTCGATTCCTTGCGAAGTTGCCTCAATGATGAAAAAGGAATAAATCATTGAAACAGGAAAATCAGTTAATACGTGTACATTCATCAACATTGATTCGTAGCAGTAAGCAAGGTATATGCGACGCAACTTTGAACGGTCAATATTCTTTAAATTCCTAAACCCGCGACCTTCCAATGTTTGCCTAAGTTGTTCGCCTGATAACTTGCGCACCTCCCAGCCGTATGAACGAGATCCGTAGGCGCTTTCATCAACTTCTTTTTTTTCGTCCTTACCTTGAATAGTTAACGACGTAATTTTGTGAACGTAAACCGTATCCCTTTGAATTAAAGGAACAAAGGAAGTATAATTGTATTGGGTGTTAATTGGGGAATAAATCAACCCAACAACGAAGGCAACGCCAACCCCTCCAGCAATCTGGAAAGGAAGGCGTTTGTTCTGCGGGACGTATGTCTCAATAATTGGCTCTTTCATTATACCGTTGTTAATTGTTCAGCATAAAAATAGCCTCCATCGTACTCGATGCTTTCATCATTGGCATCTGCAATAACATTGCCGTCGCAATCCTTAACAAGACCTCCATATGTAAATTCATCCTCAGGGAAATAATTTTGATTTAGCATTTTTTCGTAAAACTTTTCCACAGCGTGCCGCTTAGAATAGGCTGCAATTTCTTGACGTAAATCTTGATATTTCTTGGCGTTGCCAAAATACATCACGGTGTAAATGTTCTTTTCCATTCTAGTTTGTTTTTATTATTTTTAATATGTAAATTTATATATAAATATTTACAAATAATAATATTTACAAAAATAAATGCAAAAAAAAATCCCGTACCAATTAGATACGGGACAAAAACAACTTAAACATTCACTCATTTATCAAACTTACAAATACTTATCTCTTTCTCAGGTACATCAATTCCTAACTCCTTAAACTTTTGTATCGCTTCTTCCACTGTTGGCGCCTC